TCTGTCGGTTCGCCAAGGAGTTCTGACCGCCACGACGTTGGCGCGAACGGCGTTGGTCGCCTACTTAATTGACGTAAGCCAACCAATTGAAATAAATGCGAGGCCCTACAAGGGGGGCCACCCTCGAGTGCAGTGCAGTGCGCTCGAAGTCGCCACCGAAGTCCAGTGAGGTCACCCTCCCCGCCGTCCGGCCCCTTGCGGCGGTCCTGGGTCCAAGCGCAGAGGTGGATGAACGACAACAATAGAAGGTATTCACCATCTGCCCCTTGAACGGGCGATGGGGTCACAGTGAGTTATAGTCTGTCTCAACCATAACAACTCACTGGCAACACATGAGATCCTAGAAATAATACCAAACAGAGCTCGCGCCAGCCTCGTAGGCGCAAAACCGGCGGTCGCGGACGCGGCCGCCAACAAGGTCGAAGAACGATCGGTACGGCTTCCACCCGTCCCGGACGGACCGGAGTTCCCAGAATGGCCATGACCAATGGCAAAACCACGGTGTCGCACCGTGAGTTCATTGCTGATGTCTCTGGTTCTGTCGCGTACGCCTCTACAGGCTACGCCGTCAATCCAGGCGACCCAACCACCTTCCCATGGCTAGCCGCCATAGCCAGGAACTATGAATCATACCGGTTCAAGAGCCTGACTTTCGAGTATCGTACCACCGCCTCCTCACTCACCAAAGGGTCAGTGATGATGGCGCTTGATTACGACGCCTCTGATTCCGCACCTGCGGACAAGTGCAAACTCATGGCTTACGCTGGCGCTACTCGTAGCGCCCCATGGACCGAGAGCAACTTCAGGGCGCGCCCCGTCGATCTGGTGAAATTCGCCAAAGATCGGTATGTGCGCATCCCGGGGCTCTCGATCGTTGACATCAAGACCTACGACGTCGCCAACCTCTTCATCGCCACCCAAGGCATGGAGGATGCGCTTGAAGTCGGAGAGCTTTACGTCAACTATACCATCGAGCTGCAGACACCGCAGCTCGGTGACATCCCACTCACCTCTGCTAGCTCAACCGTTAGCAGTGGTGGCACCCCAGACACCACCTTCCTCGGACCCGCCCCGGTCGTGGATGAGACCAATGTCCTTAGTGTCGAGATCAGCACGGTCTCCACTCAGAGCGACACTCTCGTCTTCACGGCCCAGGTCGGTGCAGTGTACCAGATTAACACGTACACCGAGGGCACCGCCCTCGACGCCCCCGCGTATGTCATCAACTCCGGGGCGACCGAGAACGATGCGTATCAAACCATCGCTGGTACTGGGGCCACAGCGTACTATGGCCTCAATCTTACGGCCACAGGTACCACCGTCTCTCTGCGTTTCCCGTCTCAGGATTCCACCGCGGTCACGAGCACCGTGATCGCTGTGACGCTCCAGCCGGCCTACCCGTAGGAGACGCTTTCATCATAATATTCATCATCATCATAGCATTATTACTATACACACGCAGATATGGCAATAACCTATACACATAATCACCCATTCCACCTTCATCACACTCATCTATACACATATATGTATAAGTATTCTCGCAACGTGCTTCAGTGCGTTTCGCTGAGTCTACGGTCGGCGACATCACGCCGCTCACCCTCCCCTGCACGGGACACGAGCTGCTTTGACCCAAGCAAAATAGCCCTTGACACTCGGAGACGGACTAACGTCTCGACGAGCGAACGTCAAGGGTACCGCCACGGGCGCGGGATACAAATCAAAGCCAGAAGGCAGGCACTACGCCATACGCCCTGGGAGGAGCACAACGCTCGCACATACAACGCTTTCGCCAAGAAAAGCAAGACTCGAACGCTATGCTTGAGCAGTAGTTTAAGGACTCCTGGAATGCCAAGGTTGGTTTACCCCTCGAGTTCTCCCTTCAATCCTCTTTCGGCGCCAGACATGGCGTCGAGCCCAGTACGATTTCGGAAAGGTTGAGTTAGGTTAGGACTGTTCTATAGTATGCCGAACCGGTTGGCTGCGCTGGCCACGTTTCTTGGGCTCCCGCTTTCACGAGTGGGGTTTTACGCCCGGTGCAACGAGGGGCTTGTATGTGTGAGGGTGCCGATCTTAGGAATCAGCGCAATTGTCGAAGGGGGCGTTACCCCGGAGATATTGTGGGTGGAAAACCCTCTCCGTTCGTGGGTTAAACGAAGAAGCTAAGACAGACGATACATCTTGGCCAAATCTCGTGACACTACTCTCAACCGCTTCCTGTTGCAGGTCGGTTTTATTGTCACATTCGGGCAGACCACCCCGAGGAGTAAAACAGGTAAGACTCCTACCCCATCCAAAGCGAACTTAAAAGACTTTAAGAGCACTAGTAAGAAGAACAGCGCAGACCACAACACACAGCCTTTCCGACACTAGACTCGCGGTTCGCCCGCCATTGCGGCCCCAAGCAGCGACGTGCCCCCCGTGAAGGGGGGCAAAATCGCGGTTAAGGGTGCGCCTGCCAGCGCAAAGATGAAAATAGCTGGCAAGGCACCCAACGCAATAGCTGGCAAAACGAAAGCCGGTAAGAGTGCTCCCGCAAAATTAGGCAAACCGAAACCGAACAAGGTTGCCGCCAAGCTAGGGAAACTCAGACCGTGCATTTTCTTTCAGAAAGGAACGTGCAACCACGGACCGAAGTGTAAGTATCCACACATTTTGGTCCCGAAGAAGGATAAACCACACGGGCAGCAAGCCGCTGACGATGAGCCCCCCTGCAACCTCACAGAATGCGAAAACTCCAACTGTAAGGTCGTCGGGCACTTCCACGGGCCACCGCCGATTACCCCAGCCGTCGCAGGGTACAAGGCACGTCAGAACGAGGGTGAAAAGAAGAAGGGTAAGAAGAAGACCCGACCGAGGTACGTGTTATGTAGACACTTCCAACGATTCGCTGACTGCCACGTCACCGGAACGCATTGGCACTGCTTCGGACATCACCCGTCCCACCACTTCACAGCGGAAGAGCTGGCAGCCGCGTCACCGCTGCCCGCTTTGCCCGTGGTCCCACTCGCGCCGCCCATCTCACCGGCCTGCGCGACTCCTGCTGTGAAGCCACAACCATGCCCGGCGCCCAACGAGAAGAAGGAACTCGGAGGAGGCGTTGAAGAGAAGGTTCAATTTGACCTCTCTGGCGACCCCAGCGCTCCCGTCCAGGGGTACGAGAGCGCCGCCCCGGATCCCGGCATCCAGGGCGTCACCACCCAGACGACGGAGATACAATCCGACGAGCTAGACGACGAGACAGAAAGCGAAACTGACGAGAAGGAAGAATTTGACGGTCAATGCGCCGTTCCCGCTGATGCGGAGGCCACACCTGTGGTTAAAGTTACTTTATCTTCCCACCCGAAAGTTATGCTACTATGCAACTGCTCCAATTGTAAATCCAGGTTCGAGATGCCCGCCGCCGCGATTGCTAGACACTTAGCAGCGCACGGCGCCTGCGCCCCACCCAAGCCACCGCCTCCCGCTATCGGTCTTTCCCTCGACAGGGATCGCTCCGAGGTGGTTAGAAGAAAGATCTTCCTCGAGGCATCGGCTGACCACCACGGACTCACGCTCTCCGACAGAGCGCGGAACATCTTCATCGACTTACTTTCGAAGATACCGCTGCTCGTCAAGACGTACGACACCTACGCGATGAACGAGGTGCTCCATGATGTCCCGTTTGAGTCCATCAAGGTGTGTCAGGCTAGCGTCAAGACGGTGCAAACCGCTTGGAGCAAGCTTGGAGTGGGCGGCATGTCCGCGAAACCCGTCGACGGTGGTTTCCAACCATTCAGGAAAATGTACTCGGGATACTACGAAGCGGAGATCTATCCAGACCTGCTCCGCAGCATCTTGTGTGAGAAGCACATCGCACAAATGGGCGCTGTCCGCGCAGACTATTCGGTCAGCCGGGCGCTCATTCCGGGTATAACCGATGTGGTTAACCGCATCACCGCTAAGGACGCTGCCAAGTTTCCAAGGTACAACATTTGCAACGACACGATTTGTGCCGCTGCAAACTGCTTGATCCTTCTTGGTCTGCAGCGCCTCGCGGTCGCGGCCACACCGGCTGAAACCCTAAGACCCCCCGCGCCCCCTTTTGGGCCGGGGGGCGGAGCCGTCTAATTGACGACTTGACAGGCCCCCTGCGTCTAGGAACTTCCACATGTGTTGAAGAAGAGCTTTCGAAGAGTTTCCTCTACAATCGTGACTGGGAATGCCTGGACGGAGAAGACTGGTGGGACGATGGCCGCTTTACTTTCGAGTGTGAACCCTTGCTCAGGGATTTCATAACCGGGAGGAGAGCGGATGGAACCTATCGAACCATCGGGCTCGGGCCCTCAGTACTCACAAATGGTCACCTTTATGAGAACTCCAATCACAACGTATCACTTGGTATGCGGCGCCTCATGCGTTGCCGAGAGTCGCGAGTGAATGAACAGGTTCTGCGCTATGAGCAGAAACACTTCTTGGCCACAAACCAGGACTTCGTTTCACAACTCACAGCACTGTACACCCCCGTGTTCATCGAATACGAGGGGTGGCGCGCAGAGTGCCTTGAACATTACGCCGACCCGCACGACAAGAGAGACCTCCGGATATGTGCGCACGACGACCTCTTCACCGGGGGAGTCAAGCGCACAAACTTCCAATCCAAGGTCCTGTTATACCAGGTGGAGTACAAGATGAAGAAGAACGACTGGGCCAAACACGGAAAGGAACCACGGGTCATCGGCAACTTAGGTGTGCCGGCGAGCCTGCAGGGATTCCGGACGGCAAAGTACATGAAGATGGCGCAGGAGAAAACTATTGAGTTGGAAAACGGAACCCTATGGTTCTGTCCCACCAGCTCACACGACAATCTCCAGCGCGTCTTCGATGCTATGCTGAACCCCAAGTTGGACTACTTCTTCGCGTGCTTCTCGGACGACTCAATCCTCGCTATTCGCACTGAAGACGGCGTCAAGTGGTACAACCTTGACGTCAAATCGTGCGACGCCTCCCATGGCCCCGACATCTTCAGCAACTTCGTGAAGACCGGTGGCACCACAGCCATGCGGCAGGATCTCGCTTTACTCGTCGATCAGCTTCGCGTACCCATCGTGGTGCACGACTTAGCTTCTAAGGATCGAGTACGGTTGAAAAAGCAGGATAATATGCCCACACTCTTCTCGGGCACGACCATCACAACCGGCGTCAACAACTTCGCCAGCCTCCTTATCGGATATTCTATCATCAAATCGTTAGCCATCACCGAACGTCAGATCCAGGCCGCCGCGCGCCGCGTCGGATACATGCTTGACATCGAACACTGCCCAATCTTCGAGGACGTCCAGTTCCTCAAGCACTCACCCGTCTTGGACAAGACCGGTCAGTGGCGCCCACTCCTCAACTTAGGTGTCCTCCTGAGGCTCTCCGGTACCGTTACCGGCGATTGCCCCGGTCGAGGCGACCTCCGAGCACGTGGCGACAAGTTCCAGTATTCGTTGCTTCAGGGAGCCTACCCCTCCTCAAGCTTCCCGTTGATCGACAACCTCAAGTCAACTTGCACCCCGCACAACGAGTCCGCCTACAGCGACGTTGTGTCTCAACAGTTGCGGTACAAGGTAGGACAGACAGCACGCGCCGAGTTCCACTCGGAGGACGTCTTCCGTCGCTACCGTTGCACACCCGCCGACGTAGAGATCGTGACCACAGGCTTCGGCCTCGCAGGTTACGGCACCTTGCACGCTAACCCTTCGCTTGATAAGATTATGAGGCGTGACTACGGTCTCTCGGCTGTCTGCCCTCGCGACATGCTGCCAGCAGGATCGTTTCACTAAACCCCTTACTACTCCCGGATAACCGAATTCCACA